TAATACGTTAGGAGGTACAGCAGTACCCGTATCAGTCGTCCAAGCCGAGGCAGTCCTCGATGAAACCAGTAAGGCTATACAGTCAGAGGGCTGGCACTTTAATACGGAGCACGAGTATCCACTTACTCCCGATGCTTCAACGTCTAAGATTAACTTACCGATCAATACGCTTCGAGTAGACTTGGACCCACAAATTTATACAGACAGTGATCCAGTACAACGTGGACTTTTGTTATACGACAGAAAGAATCACACGGATGTATGGACTAAGGAGGTTAAAGCCTCCATCACTTTTGAGTTGGACTTTACGGATATACCCGAACAGTTCAGACATTACATAACAGTTAAATCAGCACGTATCTTTGCTAATAGATTCTTAGGTAGTAGGGAGATAGAAGGCTTTGCTTTGAGAGATGAGATAGAAGCTAAAGCACGTGCGATAGACAGCGACTCCGAGAATGCTGATCGTACTATCTTTGATGACTACAGTGTACTTAGAGTATTAGATAGATAGTAGATATATGCCTCTGTTAGTAAACAGTGTACCGAATCTCGCACAGGGCGTATCACAACAGCCTGATAACTTACGGTTTCCCGGTCAGTGCGACGAACAGATTAACGCTTGGGCTACGGTTGTAGAAGGGCTGGTTAAACGTCCACCTACTAACTATACAAAGAAGTTAAATACAGATAGTACTGACTCTGATAAGTTATTCACACACTTCGTTAAACGATCTGAACAGAATAAATACTGTGTAGCTGTATCGTTAGGTGGAGTAAATGTTATCAATGTAGCAGACGGCACAAAGGTATCAGTAGCTGTAACTTCTATAGCTAATAGTTATCTGAGTTTAGGTAGTTCTGTAACGAATCCGTTAGCTGACTTACGAGCACTAACAGTAGCTGACTATACATTCCTAGTTAATAAGAAGAGGGAGGTGGCGAGGGCTACTAATAGTGAGCAGAAATCTACAACTCCACCTGACGAAGCTTTAATTGTTGTTAAGTTAGGAGACTACGAAAAAAGTTATAATGTATATATAGACGATCAAGTAGTTAACTTCGATTCCAGTATACCTTATATACACGCCTTGCCTCATACCAACGACCACATACCAGACGGCGGATCAACTGCAGGTACTTATAAGTCTGGCACGTCACAGAATGGAGGAATACACGCAGACACGACTCGTATAGCTAAAGACTTAAAACATTTAATAGAAGGTCATACCACGAATACTACAGGAATTTCTTCTGTTAATTTAGTAAGTGGAGGTAGCGGGTGGTTAGGTGGAAATTCTACAGGCACAACAACTGAAAATTTTGTATTACCAGTAGCTCCCGGAATAACAAGAAACGAAACTATGACGATTGAGGAGAAGTTAGTGTTAGAGATTTCTCAGCCTACCGCCTCTCCCACGGTAACAAGTGCAGCTTTAGTAGATTTAAATGTTACTAAAGGTATTATTGATGGAGTTTCTATTTCCCGAAGAGGTTCAGGTTTTAATCCAGATGATGTCACATACCCATTGGTTTTAACTTTTAAAACTTTCGGAAGGGCTGCACTTGGCGATGGAGACATAGAGGATGTACCTTGGAAGCAAAGACCAAACACAGGTAGCGGGCAAAATATCACGGTTTCTCTTTCTACTAGAACGGGGTTTGAAGTTACTCACACCGGCTCACTTATAAAAATAACAAGCGGTGACGGCCCTTTTAAGATAAGAGTAGAAGATGGGTTAGCTGACCAAGGAATGGGCGTTGTATATAGAGAAGTAAATAGTATTACAGACCTACCAGCTAAGTGTTATAATAACTTTATAGTTAAGGTAATTGGTGACGCTGATATAGACCAAGACGATTACTATGTAAGATTCTCGACAAAAGAAAAAGAAGAGTTTGGGGAAGGTACTTGGGTAGAGACTGTAGGCTTCTTTCAAGATGAATCTCCCGGCAGTATAATTGAAGGCATAGATACTATGTTAGTAAAAGAAACTATGCCCGTCACTCTTATACCTTTTTTTAAGAATGGAGCTATCAATTCCTTTAGGTTACAATCACCTAACGAACTTTTAATTGTTAAACAGGGTGCTACTTACTACCGATTAGATAAAGACCACACATCAGCTGACAGTAATAAGCCGGGAGTGGGTGCCGATTGGGAAGACTTTTGGTCGGAGGTTCCAGACACTACACAAGGGTACTTAGATTGGGAAGCAGATGTGTACTACTACGGACCCACTGAGACGACTAGCGGGAGCGGTTGGTCAGGTCGAGTAGCAGGTGACGACTTCACCAATCCATTCCCATCATTCGTCGGTAAACGTATACGAGACATATTCTTCTTTAAGAACCGCTTAGGTATACTTACGGATAGTAATGTTATCTTCAGCGAAGCAGATGAATACTTTAACTTCTTTCGTACTACTACACAGCAGTTACTAGATAGTGCAGTTATCGATGTCGGACTTAGTCATACAAAGGTAGCTATCCTAGAACACGCTATACCATTCCAAGAGAAGTTGATGTTATTCAGTCAGGGGTCACAGTTTGTACTTCGTGGAGCAGATGTGTTATCACCTAGGACTGTAGCTATATCTCCTGTAACTGAGTACGATATATCAGATGGTGTACAGCCTGTAGCTTTAGGTAATTATATCTACTTCTCTTTTAAACGTAATGACTTTGAAGGGGTGTACGAATACTTTGTAGATAACAATACTGAGACATTTAACTCAGAAGAGATCACTCAACAAATACCTAAGTATATAACATCTAACATACAAAAGATGGCGGGTTCACAAGCTGAGAATACTATTGTTATAAGTACGACAGCAGACCCTAAGACTTTGTTTGTATATAAATACTTCTGGAGTAATAAAGAGAAGGTACAAAGTGCGTGGATGAAGTTCACCTTTGAACGTGACGTTCGAGGCTTTGACTTTATCGACAGTAACTTGCATTTAATCACAGCAGATACAGATGGTTTACACCTCGAACAGTTGACGCTGGAAGATGGCTTAAAAGATACCGACCTTGATTATACATTGTATTTAGATAGTCGAGTGGATGGCAGTACTTTAACTACGAGTTACGACGCTGCTGCTAAGACTACTACTATAAGTGGTTTCCCTTATGATCCTACTAATGTAGCTATCTACACAAAGAACGGTCATAGCACACCCTTCACTCGTACATCTTCTTCTGCTGGTACTGTTGTGGGTGATCTTACTTCTACTGACTTCTTCGCAGGTAAGCCGTACAATATGTTGTACAGGTTCTCCGATCAGACATTAAAGCAACCTACGGAGCGTGGTGGTAGATCGTCCAGTGATTACGCTTATCAAACGATTCGTAACGGTAGTATAAACTATGCAGACACTGGTCACTTTACTGTTGAAGTAACTCCTAAGTTTAGAGATAAGTACACCTACGCATTTAATCCTGACATTGTCGGTGCTAACTTAACACTTAATCAATTCACGCCACAGAATGGACACTTTAGATTTCCTGTACAAGCACAACCAGAAGAAGCTACGATTGAAGTGAAGAGTGCAAGTGCGTTACCAGTTAAGTTATTAGGGGCTGAGTTTGAATCTATGTTCATACCTAGGAGTAGACGTTATGGAGCTTAGGATAGAAGAAGCACAACCTGATATGGATGCTGTTGATCTGTACGAAGACCTACGGGAGGACGATATGTTAGAGATACTAGGACTTATGAACCACCCACGAGACGCTGTTATTATGTCTTACACATGTAGTACAAAGTGTTACAGCGTAAAAGATGACTTGAATAACTTGTATTGCTCATTTGGTGTAGCTCCTATAAACGGTACGAATATCGGAAGTGCTTGGTTATTAGGTACTAGAAGATTACCTACGATTAAAAAGTTCTTCATTAAACACTCAGCAGAACGCATGGAAGAATTATTAGATGGCTTTGATTATCTAACTAACTTTGTTATGAAGAGTAACAAGCTGAGTATTAAATGGTTAGAGTGGTTAGGTGCTGAGTTTAACGATTGTCAGTTCGACGGGTATCTGTCATTTATATTAGAGAGGAAGTAACGATATGTGTACAGCAGTAGCATTAGGTTGGGCAGGTTTAGCTTTAGGTGCAGCGTCAGCTGGTGCGTCGGCAGTAGGTCAGAGGCAACAAGCTAAGGCACAGTATCAAGCACAACTTCAACAGAATGAGATGCAACGTCGTATGCAAGCACAAGCAGCAGCGGCGGAACGACAAAGAGCTTTACAAGAACAGACATCACTTCGTATGCGTCAAGCACAAGAGCAAGAAGCTGTAGGACGGGAGCTTGAACAAGTAAGTCGTAAATCACAAGCTGCACTTGCTAGAGCTAGAGTATCTGCTGGGGAAGCGGGAGTAGCTGGAGCGTCTGTTGATGCTTTGATGGGTGACTATATGGCACAGGAAGCTGGGTATCGTAGTGCGTTGCTTCGTCAACAAGAACTTAGTGGAGTAGGTACAGGACTCGGCCTTGAACAAGTAGGATTAGCTTCTCAACAACGTCTTATGGGAATCAACCAACCTATATCCGATCCAATACGTCCACGAGGTCTAGGTATCTCTGATGTATTGAGTGTAGCTAGTGGTGGATTGCAAGGGTATATGGCAGGTAGATCGTTAAGCGGTGGAGGTGGAAGTTCTAACCCAGCGATACCTAGAGGATCAGTGTCTAGTTATGATGCGTCAGGGCTTCAAACATATACTTTACCTGAGGGTTATTAATTATGGCTAAGGAACGAGTACAAGTACAAGGCTTAGGGGGTGCAGTCCCCGGTATTCAGCCGACCATTCAACGTGCCGGACAATACAGTGTTGCTCAACTTAGGGCTGCTCCTGTGCCAGTTCCTCGTAGTAAGTTATTAGATTTAGCTGACACTTTAAAAGCTGGTCAAGATGTACTACAACAGTACGGATTAGCTGCTAAACAAGAAGCGGAAATATTTGAAGATGAGCTAAGTCGTAAAAGCCCAGAGGAAATACAAGCTATGCTCCAAAAGACGGAAGGTGAGCTAGACAAGCAAGTACGTCGAGGAGCGATGGGGTGGTTGACTTCTCCGTTGAATCAGAAGAGGAAGCTTAGGGCGGTCGGTAAGTTAGCTGGTAATGGTCTGATTAACGAAATAGAGGCACGGATGATTAATCCGAATGCTGATGACCCTGAAGACCTTACGGAACTAGCTAACAAAGTAAGACAAGAATACATCGAAAAGACACCTAGTTTGCAAGCTTCTATGTTTACACAAGAGGGTCTTAATGAATCAACTAACGCGAGGGTAAACGCTCTTGTAAGTACTTACGGTAGGCAGCAAGAAACCGAAGCTAAAGCAAATACCGCAAGCCAAGTAATGGATACTATGTATCAACTAGTTAACCACGGTTACGATGGTTCGACAGTTAGTGGTTTTAAAGAAGACGGCACAACGGAAGAGCTACTTAATCAGTGGTCCGATTTGGGCGGATTTAACGCTAAACAACAAGCAGCTTTCTTAGAACAAACAGTAGTAGCATTAGCTAGGGATGGAGGAGAAGTTAAGGCGGATTCGTTTCTTGAGTGGGCAAGCGTAAACCTGAAACTAGGAAATGCTAAGATGTCGCTCATAGAGAAGAGTAGGCTTAGTGCACAAATAGATAGTGCTGCTAGAGGTTTTGAACAGTTAGAAAATAAACAAAGAGCTGATCGGGTTATTGATAAATTAGCCGAGTTTAAGAAAGCACACAACGCTATACAAGTGCCGGGCGGAAAGGGAACGTATAACGGACAAGAATATACAGATGTTACTCAACTTCAATTAGCTGCTGAGAACCAAGCTTCGTATACAGACGCTTTTCAACAAGATAATAGAGCCTTTACTGAATTAACAGACCAAATCAATAACTTTGTTAGAGTAGATGTTGATCCAATAGAACGCATGACTCAGGAGCTACAAAGAAATACTCCGGGATTAAATGTCATCACTGGTAATTTTCTTAGAAATAAGTTACAACCTCACTTAGATAATATAGCTAAGTTAAACGGCGATATAGAAGCTTTTGATATGTTATTAAACGCAAACACATCACTACAACAAGCGATAGATACAGAAACTTCTAGATTGGTTATGTCTGGATTATCGGAAGAAGAGCAAAAAGAAGCTTTAATAATATTTACTCAAGAAGAAAGTAATCGGATTGTTAAGGACTACAAAAAAGACTTAAATACTAGAGCTGCGGCGTTTGATAAAGAAAAATTAGACGAAGAAAGAGTAGATAGGACTCTCACCGAAAGCACTGAAAAAGCCGTTGAAGCTCCCGAAAGAGGTATGTTTACTAAAATGTTTGAGGGTGTTTTTGGATACAAACAAGACGATGGAGATATAAGTGAAGCGAACAAGGCTATAAGCGTACTGGGTAATAAACAAGCACCTGATGACGAAAAACAAAAATCTATGGAGTATCTTAAATCCTACGGGGTAGCTGCTTCTACTGCGTTAGCTAAAAAACTTAAACCTAACGCTTGGAAAAGAGAGCCTAATTTTAGCGTAGATCGATTTGGTAGTACGGTTTTCAGAGGAGGTGTCAGATATACTGAGGATGAGAATGAAGATTTAAGGAGAAAATGGATGCACATCAACAGCTTCCTTGAAACGTTTACTAAGCTGCAAACATTAGAAACAGGCGTTGCTTCATTCCTAGATACTACAGTTAGATTTGATCCTACCATATTTGCAGGTAGAACACGTATCACTCGTCTACTTACTCCAGCTGAATTAGAACAAGCAGAAGGTATAACAAGTGATGCTGATATGCCTACCTCTATAAAAAGCAAAGCTCAACTTATTGGTATTGATGATCTCGTACAGTTTGTTAAAGATCAACGAGAGTTTGCAAAAAGATTACAAGTTATAAAATAATACATTGTTATGGCACTTCCTGAAGACCAGTTACCTGTAGAGGACGAAAACGATTTCTTTGATTACGCATCAGATGCTTTAATGGGCATACCTAGAGGTGTAGAAGGTGCTGTTCAAGGTGCTTACAACTTAGCAGACTACTTAGCTTTTGACTCACTACCTGATTACGACACTCGTTTCCTTGGTACTTCTAAGACTATGGCAGGTGGTGCTGTAGAAGGTATAACACAATTTGCTACAGGGTTTATTCCATTGTTTGGTGCAGCTGGTAGGATAGGTGCATTAGCTAAAGCAGGTACTGTTGCTAAGGGAGTCACCGCAGGTGCTATTACCGACTTTACATTCTTTAACGGACAAGAAGCTAGACTGTCTAACCTTATACAACAATATCCAGAGTTACAAAATCCAGTTAATGAGTTCCTTGCACACGATGCAGATGAAGGAGAGATCGAAGGACGTTTAAAAAACGTATTGGAAGGGTTAGGTCTTGAAGCGTTAGGAGCGGGTATTTTTATTGGAGGTCTAAAAGCCGTTAAGGCAGGACGGGACGTACTAAACAAAAAAGGAACTCCAGAAGAAGTAGCTGCGGCTATGAATGAAAAACTAGAAGGCGGTCGTGTGTTTTTTGATGATGAAGCACAGATAGCTGCCAGAAGACAGATGGAAGAGGACGAAGCTGCCTTACTAGAAGGTGGTATAGAAGTTGGCGATATTCCAGAGGTTGATCTTAGTAAAGTTAACTGGGATGAGGTAGATTTAGAAGATGTAGCGGAAGTTGCTCCTAGGTTATCAAGAGAAGAATTAGAGACGCTTGAAGCTGGTGGTAAGTTAATAAGTGAGCAGACCACTAGTACGGGTATAGTTAAAACCTACGAGTTACCCGGTGGTAGTAAGCGTACCGTTATGGTTGATATTAATGACCCAGAACGAGTCATAGCAGCTGATTTTGCATTCGCTCCTAAAACGGCAGCAGATTTAGATGCGACCTACGGAAACATAAGCTCAGGTTTAAAGAAAGACTTTTACGATAAAACATTAGTTGAGCAGGTTTCAAAGCGTATGCAGACAGGGAAACCCATGACTGCTCGTGAAGCTATTCAAGACTTATCTGATAGAACAAATGGTAACTTAGGTGAGTATAGTCCTATTGTTAAGAAGCTGTTAGCGTTAGGAGATGAGACTGGTATAGACGCTAAAATTGAAGAAAGAGCTTTTGCTGGCAATATACCTGAAGGGACTAAAAGGGGATCGTTTTACGACTCAGAAGGAAGGCGTATAGTATTAGACGCACAGACTTCCTCAGTAAGGGACAACCCAGCATACAACTTACTACACGAATCTACACACGCTGTAACAGTTGACAATGTAAGTAAGCATTACGATAGAACGGCGTTTGATGGCATTGCGATAGAAGATGTAGCTGGTAGATCAGCTTTTATTGACGATGTATTAAAACAAAAAGACTTACCCAAACCAATCGCAGAGATGTTCCGTATGTTCAAAAAAGCGGACGGTATGCGTGATGAGATTGCCTCTAAAGGTAAGCTTGTAACAACAGAAGGACAGCCTGACTTATATTGGATTAAGAACCCAATGGAGTTTATGTCTATGTCTTTCTCTGACCCACAACTACAGAAAGCATTAAAGGGTATTCAATATACTCCAAAGATGACAATGTGGGAAAAGATTGTTAATACTGTTAAAAGTTTCTTTGGTAAGGGTGTAAGCACAGACTTAGCTGATAACATCGTTAGTCGAGTCGGTGAGATTGCAGAGATGAAACTTCCCTCTCAAAGAGGTAAGGGTGTTTCTATGCTGCCTGAAGAAGCTGCTAGAGGTGTACCGAAGTTTGATCCTAAGAAACCGAATGAGTTCCTTGAAGCTGTACCTGAGAAGTTCCGTGGGTACGCTGATGAATTACTTAAAGGAGGCACTCCTAGACTTCCACGGTTTGCTTTAGAAACGGGCGATGATGTTGTTGTGCTCAAAGATTTACTGGAAAGTTACTACAAAGAAAACCCTGATAAGATAACAGTACAAGGAGCGGTGACCGAAGTGGGAGAAGAGATTGAAAAGCAGTTAATGTTACAACAAGGTAAGGATACTGCTACTAAGATCGCCGAAGCTCGTGTAGTACAACAAAGTTTAAGAGACCAAGGAGCTGCTGTTATCAACAACTTAACTGAGTCTATAAGGAAGTACGATGATACTGATGGTGGAGGTGTAGCAGTAGCTGAAATAAAAAACAACTTCCAACAATTACTTAGCGTAGCTGATGTATATAGACAGTTAGGTAGGGAGAGTAGTTTACTTTTAGGTGCTAGAAGAGAGAACTATGGAAGTAGTAAGATAGGCCTTAGTGAATCTGATTTTCAGATAGAAGGTATACGTAAAGAGTTTGCTAATGCTTCTGGTTCCGATCCTAAAAAGATGGTTAATATCATTAAGGAGAACATCGACGAAAACGATCCGGAGGCTACGTTTAATAAACTATTTAAAGTATCTAAACAAGCCCAAGGTAAGAATTTCTTGGATATGCCTACTGAGTATTGGATGAATGCTATACTTAGTGGACCCAAAACCCAAGTAGTCAATGCGATGGGTAATAGTCTTACTCAGATATGGTCTTCTATTGAGTCTGTTTTAGGCGGTATAGCAAGCGGTAATATGGACGTTGTACGTGCTGTTATGGCTTCTTGGTCAGATAAAGAAATGTTTAAGGAGGCTGGTAAGTTTGCTAAGAAAGCTTTTAAACAATCTGATAACGTATTAGACCCAGAGGCCCGTGCATTTAGTGATCGTCCATCTGTTGCTATAACAGGCAAAAGAGTGTCTGAAGCTCTGCCCGGACAAGGGTTATCAATTAAGCAGGAGCAAGGTTTAGATTGGTTTGCTAATAATGTTATAAGAATACCAAGTCGTTTGTTGATGACCACTGACGAGTTCTTTAAACAGTTAGCTTTTCGCAGGGCGGCTAGATTAAAAGCCGCTATGTCTGGCATACAGCAAGGAGTAAATGATCCTAAGAACCTAGCAGAATATATAAATAAAACATTAGACGGTGTTATTACCGAAGGTGGTAGGATGTCTTCTAAGGAAGGACTTGCTAGGGAGGCCAATGAAATAGCAGTTGAAAAAGGAATTAAAGACACCACTGAAAAGAATAAGTTCATATTAGATTACGTAGAAAAGAACTTTGATGAAGATAAGTCTGCACTTATACAATATGCACAAGAAGAAGCTAGGTATCTTACTTTTACAAAAGAATTAGAAGAAGGCATAGGTAAAACAATGCAAGACTTTACTAACAGGCATCCCGGTTTTCGTTTTATATTACCGTTTGTTAGAACTCCAACCAACATTCTTACCTTTGCTATAGAACGTACTCCACTGATGGTTAATCCATTAATGAAACAAGAGTTTGCTATATTACGAAAAGAGTTTTCTAGTGCCGATCCTATTGTAAAAGCACAAGCTAGGGGTAAAGTAGTAACGGCTGGTTTAGTTGCTCTTGGATTAGCGGAAGCGATAAGTGACTCTAACGGAACAATTACGGGAGGAGGTCCGAAAAACGAAAAGGAAAAGAAAGCGTTACAAGCTGCTGGCTGGCAACCGTACAGTATTAAAATTGGAGATACTTATTATAGTTATCAAAGGTTAGACCCATTGGCTACTCCTCTAGGTATTGTTGCTGACTTAGTGGAAACTAGTAGAGATATATCAGCACTAGAGAGTAAAGATTCAGAAAAAATATTAGAACACGCTTATCAATCTTTTATTATATCTCTTACAAGAAACGTTACTAATAAATCGTACTTAACAGGTATACAAAACTTCACGGATGCTTTAAGTGATCCTGAGCGTTTCGCTGGTAAATTCAGTAAGAACTTTGCTTCTTCTTTTGTGCCTAATATTATATCTCAAATGGCAGATAGCGATGAGCAGGTAATGAAAGAAACCAGAGGCGTTATGGACGCTATTAAGAGGAAGCTAGGAGCACGAGGAGGTTTAGATGCTAAAAGAAATGCACTTGGGGAAGAGATAATAGCAGAGACGTTGTTAGCTTCTCCCATGCAAGCCCTTAATCCTATAGCCGTATCTACTAAAAAGGATGATCCTGTATTACAAGCTATGGCTGAATTAAAGCACGGATTTAGAAATCCTATACCTAATTTAGGAGGAGATATAGATTTACTAGATTACGAAACAGAAGACGGTCAATCAGCTTACGATAGATGGTTGCAGTTATCTTCCGAGATTAAAGTTAAAGGAGATACATTAAGACAAAGACTAAATAGACTTGTTAAATCTAGGGATTTTAAAATTATGTCTCCGTTATCTGAGCCGGGACTTCCTAGCCCTAGAATACAGATGATAACTAGTATATTAAATGAATATAGAAAAGCGGCTAGAACGAAGATGTTAAAAGAGTTTCCTGAATTAAATCAAAAATATGCTTCATTAACTCTTGCTAGGACGAGACTTAAAACAGGCGTATCCCGTGAAGATGTACTTGCTCTTCTCTCTCAATAATTAATAATATATATCATCATGGCTATCACTTACGTAGACTATACAGCGACAGCATCTCAAACAGACTTTGTTTTTAACTTTCCGTACCTCGAAGACGAACACGTAACAGTCGAGATTGATGGTGTTTTAAAAGCATTAGGACCAACCGCAGATTACACCATTGAAACTTCTCCTACGAAAAAGATTGTACTTACTTCGGGAGCAACCACTGGACAGAACGTCCGGGTACGTAGAAAGAGTCAACCCGACACGAACCTTGTAGACTTTGTAAATGGTTCTGTATTGACGGAATCTGAGTTAGACAGAGCGTACCTACATAATCGTTATCTTGCTGAAGAGATCAGTGAGTTAAATGATGCGTCGTTACAACTTAAAGAAGGTAGTACTGATTTTTCCGTAAAAAACAATAAACTTGTAGACTTAGCTGATCCTACCGAATCACAAGACGCTGCTACTAAGAACTACGTTGATACTAACGATGCGTTAAAAGTTAATAAAGCTGGAGACACGATGTCTGGTGCTTTAGCAATGGGTGGTAATAAAGTTACTGGATTAGGTACTCCTACTGCTTCCGCAGATGCTACCACCAAGACGTATGTAGACAGCACTGTATCGTCTGCTTTAACTGGTATTGGACTTACTCCTGAATTTTCTAAACTACAAGGAGACGGAACATTAACAGACTTCTCTTTAACGTTTAATACAAACAGTATCGCTTCATCTGCTATCTTAGTTACAATTAATGGAGAAGTACAAGACCCAGACGACTACACGATTGTTGGAGGAGATAACGAAATAAGATTTACTACACCCCCAGCGAACTTATCAGAGATACTTGTTATCGAACGAGGATATAAAACAAAGATGGATATACCAGACGAATACGACTACGGTACTTTAACTGATCCAGTTACTGCGTCTTACACCTACGGAGGGATTGTATAATATGAGCATTCAAGTACAACTTAGAAGAGGATCATCCGCACAGAACTCTGCATTCACAGGACAAGCGGGGGAGTTAATCTACACGACGGATACAAAAGAGTTATTTATACACGATGGTGTTACGGCGGGAGGTACTAATGTGACTGCTTCTGTAGCAGACGACTCTATCACCTTCGCAAAGATAGAAGAGATAGCAGCTAATACGATACTTGGTAACAGTACTGGTAGTTCTTCTGATATATTAGAACTAACTGATGCACAAGTAAGAGCGATTATAAACGTAGCTGACGGTGCGACTGCTAACGATAGTGACGCTAACTTAAAGAACAGAGCTAATCACACAGGCACACAGACTGCTTCTACTATCTCAGACTTTGACACAGAAGTAGCTAACAACTCTACTGTTGCTGCTAACACTGCAAAGGTAACTAACGCTACACACACCGGGGATGTAACAGGAGCAACTACACTTACTATTGCTAACGGCGTAGTAGACTCAGATAACTTATCAACAACATTAGACTTTGGATCAATCGCATGAGTGTTTATCGAACGCTAGTAAGTAAACACGATGAGAGTAAGGCGAACAAATAACCACATACAACCATGTCAAACATAGAAGTAAAACTTAGAAGAGGAACCACTGCACAACACAGTACATTCACTGGAGCAGAGGGCGAAGTAACCGTAGACACCGATAAAGATACAGTTATTGTACACGACGGAACGACCACTGGAGGGCATGAGTTACGTAAGAAAAGCGATACGATTGATGGTAGTGAGATAGACGCAGGTGCTATTACCCACGATAAGATCAGTACGGCTGATGCAGTTTTCAAAATAAACAGCAGTGATCAAATTCGCATTGGCGGTGATTTAAGTGATACTGCTTTAGAAAGTATATCTCAAGTAGGTGTTACGTCTTCTTCAGCAAATGCTGTGATGACCATTGAAAGTACAGGAGCAACTAATGATGGTGTACTGGTTTGCACTGCCCAACAAGATGCTATTATACAACTAAAAGATGCGAGCCAGTCAAGCACAGATAAAGGTATTTATAATATTTCTTCATCAGGCGGTAAGCTTGCTATCGGTTCTATCGCAGCTGGAGGCGGGGGGGTTAATATTGGAGCCATTAATTTTGAAAGAAAAACACTATCTGCTGTTGATTATATAGTACCATCCTTAATTAATACTCCGACCTTTGCTGACAATAGTGCTGCTGTTGCTGGTGGGTTATCTACGAAAGACGTTTATAAAACTTCTACAGGAGAACTAAGAATAGTAGTGTAACCGATGATCGACTCCCTCCCCAACCTTCTTAACACCGCACTTGTCGTAGCTCTAGGCGTGATCGGGTGGATTATTAAACGCATGATCGAACGGTTAGACCTTGGTGATAAACGACTTACGAAGATAGAAGTGGAGTTAGCGGCACAACGAGAAAGAGACGCTGCTGTGGAAAGTAGAATAGGTAAGGTTGAGACTGCAATAAATGAAATGCACAACAAGATTGACCGCATGATGGAAATATTAGTGAGGAAATAGATATGCCAAAAGGATTATACGCAAACATTAACAGAAGAAAGAAACTCGGTATTAGCCGTAGTAAGAAGAAGTCAACCATCAGCCCTAAAGCGTACGCTAATATGAAGCGTGGGTTCCCTAAGAAGAAGTAATAGAGATGGGTGTATCGTTATCGATAGGCAGAGGTGAGAAAAGCAAGAAGGGCGGACTCACTGCTAAGGGTAGACGGAAGTACAACAGGGCTACTGGCTCTAACTTAAAAGCTCCCCAACCCGGTGGTGGTCCACGTAAGCGTTCCTTCTGTGCTAGGATGAGCGGTAACAAAGGACCGATGAAGGACAGTAAAGGACGACCTACTCGTAAGGCTTTGGCGTTGCGTAGGTGGAAGTGTTAATAGATGGCTAGAAGACCTGTAGTACGTCCTCATCCGTTAGCGTTTCAACAACGCACAATTGCTGCTGCATCATCTGCTAAAGCTATAGAGAATGAGGAGAAAGCTGTAGTGCTAGAACAACAAGTAGAAAGTTTAGAGAGCGATCCATTCTTCGTCACGATAGACGGAGGAGGGCCTGTATTAGAAGATACTGATATATTTGACGGAGGACAAGCGGATGCCTAGTTTTACAAAACGTATACAACTTAGACGAGGAACTTCTAGCGACTGGACGACTGAGAATCCTGTGTTACTTGAAGGAGAAATTGGAATCGAATTAGACTCTGCTAGGAATCGTATAAAGATCGGAGACGGTACGACAGCTTGGAACTCTTTGCCGTACTTCTTGGACGCTCGTGAAGAAGAGGTTGGAGATTACAATGATTTCTTGACTGCTTTAACTACTCCGTAATTACAGTAATAACACCGAGACATGAGTAGTTTACTTACACAGTTAGGCCAGAAGGTTAAAGCGAAGCTTGATAACAAGTTTGATAAGTCTGGAGGTTTAATAAGCGGTGCGGTAAATATATCACAATCCTTGCAAATTGGATCATATCTTACATCAAGTCTACCAACAGCAGGTACATCAGGACGTTTAATATATGTCAGTGATGGGGACGGTAGTGGTGGTCCTTGTATAGCTGTGGACGATGGAACAGATTGGAAGATCGTAGAGCTTGGAGGTGCAGTACCTACTGTTACTCATATACTTGCGGAAGACGGAGACAGCTTGACGACTGAGGTTGGAGACATTCTTATCATTGAAGCTGTTTGACAGCTATTAGCTGTTCTTATAACCTTTAGATTATATTTGAACTCGTAGCTATAACTGTTGCGAATTTCGGTTAACCTCAAAAGAAAGTATATATATTATGTCTAGTTTGCTTACCCAGTTGGGTCAAAAAACAAAAGTAGAGCTTGATAAGAAGCTTGCCCTCGCAGGTGGAACAATGACTGGGGCTTTGACCCTTAGTGGTGCTCCAACTGCTTCCCTTCACGCCGCTACCAAAGCATACGTCGATACAGCATCCGACACTTCTTCCCTTCAGTCCGAACTTGACGCTACTCAAGCGGGTGCAGGTCTCGGTACTGACGGTACTTACACAGCTAATGGTTCTGCCAACTACATCAGTTCGGTAACAACTCTTCAAGCTGCTGATAACGCCCTTGATACTCAGATTAAAGCCAATGCTGACGCTATCGCTTCTAACGACAGTGATATCTCCACCTTACAATCTAACGTAAGCAGCAACGATTCTGACATCGCAACTCTTCAAACGAACGTAAGCTCGAACGACAGCGACATCGCTACTCTTCAGTCTAACGTTTCTTCGAATGATAGTGACATCAGCACCTTGCAAAGCAATGTTTCCAGTAACGATACTGACATCTCTGCTCTGCAAACTCAAGCTGGTTCCCTCGCTTCTGACGGTAACTCTGCTACATTCAGTGGTGACATCTCAGCTGCTAACGCTGTATTCTCCGGTAACTTAACAGTACAAGGAACAACTACTTCCGTACAGACCACCAACATCGATGTTTCTGACTCGTTGATGAATCTGTCTAAAGGTGCTGCTTCCGGTGCTAACGCTTCTAATGACGGTGGTTTTATCGTTGAGCGTGGTTCTTCCGAATCCAATGTTGCATTCATCTGGGACGAAGGAGACGACAAGTTCAAGGTTCTTTCAACCTCCGCAACTGCTGCTTCTTCCGACATCTCCGGAACTGACGGTTCGGCAAGTCTTGCTGATCTTGACGCTAATCTCTACCACAACGGTACAGAGTTAGGAACAGTCGCTGAGTTCGAGTCTGCTTTAACCTAAGCTTTAAAGTATTTATCGAACGTTAGTAAGTAAATACGCTTAGAGCGTTAGCGATAAATTAGCTCATCATCCATTAAGGGGCGGTTCTTAGGAGCCGCCTCTTTTTGTTTACAAAGATAACAACCTTTATTACTATAACAATATGCTCAGTCATAAAGAGGGAAGTAAACTGCACGACAAGATTGCAGACGCATACAGGAACAGTATAGATATGATGGACGACACTGGGGAGTACAACGCTGCACTGCTCAATGGAGCCAGACAATTCCTGAAGGATAACAACGTTACTATGGACAGCGGCTTAGGGACACCTTTACAAGCGTTAAACAGTCAAATACAAGCGTTACCATTTGAAGAAGAAGAACAACATCGAGATACCGCCCAAGCTACGGGACTTTAGAAACTTTCTATACTTAGTTTGGAAACACCTTAACTTACCCGATCCAACACCGCTTCAATACGATATAGCGGAGTACATGCAACACGGTCCAAAGAGATCGTTAATCATGGCGTTCCGTGGAGTGGGTAAGTCTTGGGTTTGTAGTGCGTATGTAGTACATCAACTACTGCTAGACCCATCTAAGAATATACTTGTTGTATCTGCCAGTAAGAATAGATCGGATGACTTCTCGACGTTTACCTTGCGGATCATCCAAGAGATTCCACTACTACAAGGATTAAAGCCATCAGAGAACCAACGCTTCAGTAAGATAGCTTTTGATGTAGGACCAGCTCCGGCAGCTCACGCTCCCTCCGTTAAGTCCCTAGGTATAACATCCCAGCTTACAGGTAGTCGGGCAGATATAATCGTAGCAGAC